CATATAATAGATTGGTTGAGAGGGGGAAGCTTGATTTTGACCCCTCGACTTTGGAAAAAATGGCTGAGTATGCCGAAGAAGTTGACACACTGGGTACATGGGCAAGAGAGAATCTCCGAACCACCGGAGATAGGAATGACGTGCTTCTACTTTCTGATATTTTTGAGCGTTATAAAATCCAAATGGAGGCAGATAAAAACTACGTCCAAAATGCACAAATTTTTGGTAAAAGAATCGCCCAAATATTTCCTGACTATAAAGCTCAAAAGTGCTGGAAAACAGTCGGACCACACTCGCAAAAAGCAGTTTGGGGTTTTGTCTGGGTGCATTACACTGACACGCAGAGTAATGTTTGATGGGGTGTGTATAATCTATTTTAGTTGTTTTTGTTAGTGTTTGCGTCATAGATTCGGGGGTTTTTGGGGTAAAATACAACCGTACAACCAGTCCCACCGGTTGTTTCTCTAATATATGTTCCGGAATGTAACTAGCAGATGTGTCATAAAATAACGTGACGCGCGTTAGAAGATGTTGGGGCGGGTATATTAGGAAACCCTCGGTTGTTCGGTTGTATCGATTGTACGGTTGTGAGTCAGGTATTTTGCGTCAATTTCAAAGATTTGCATACCATTTTCGCAGTGCTTCAAGTTGTTTGGTAGATAAGCTTCTCCGGAGTCTATATTGGGTGTTTAAGGACTTAATAAATTGGTAACCGCTGCCACTCAATCTTTCCAAACAGTATTCTAGCATGTGAATTATTTCAGGGTCTAAAGGACGCACTCTGTCATACCAGCTTTGATGTGTTTTTTCTTTAGGAGACTCTTTCTGATCTTTAAAAACTTCTTCCCAATTCTTTTTAGCTTTCTTTAAAATCACATTGGCCGCTCGGACAGCATTCAAGGCTTCACCATCTGAATCCGAGGTAGTGAGCATCAGAAGCTTTGCTAATTTTACTTGATCCATTCTTTGTCTCCAAAATAGTGGAAAATAAATAGGGTATTTAATTGCCGCAGATTTATTGGGTAGGTTGTGTGGGGTCCTTCAACTTCCCCGCCTTGATCATCTCCTGCCTCAAGCCATCCTTTGACACGGCTAGGTATAACTCCTTGCGCCAGGTGTTGATGTGCTCCCCCACCAATTGCTGGGTGGCGCGGTTTAGGGGGATGTTGTTCATTAGCTCGGGGAAGCGCTCGGTCAATAGCTTTAGGAACTCGTAGGAGGTCATTTTTGCCCTTTCTTTGGTTAGCCTAGGCATGAGTGTGCCTTGGCCTGTTTAAATCGATTTTAGAGGGTGTTCTGCAAAGGCAGTTGAGCCTGGATGCAGGGACTCAGATGGGTCTTGCCCGAAACCCCAAACTCCCCTGACTCAGTGCAGGATATAAGAATAGAGCCGGTGCACCGTGGACAGACGTACAAAGCCACCAAAGATGGCTGATTGTGTGTCCGCTCAAAGTACGCCGGCACATGCCCATTCATGGCTAGGTGCTTTCGGATATCTTGGATTAGTAGCTTGAGCTTAGTTTTTTGTTTGCCGGTCATACTTTTGCGTTCTTGTTTCTGCTCAACCCCAATATGGATATGTCTATGCCTTCTCCCGGACCTATGCACGTATGCTTCTCAATTTTTGCAGAGTAGCCATGCGGGTCTGGACTCCATTTAGTGACAATGAAAATTGGGGTCTCAGTTATGTTATAATAGATATTCATTTCCTCGCATTTCACAACAATTCCTGGCGTTGTAACTATTTTTTCGCTTAACCTATTGAATCTATATTGTAGGCTAGCGATCATATCGAGGATATCTGCTATCTCGTCTCTAGTTCCCATGTATCGCCTGCTGTTCTAGCTTAGCCTTCTGTAATGGGCTCAATGGAACTTTGACAGAATTAAGCCTTGTTTCTAAGGCTTTTTGGCATGCCTTCTCATAGTCAAAGCCCCTCCCTCCAAAGCATGTAGGAATATATTGGATAGCTTCCTTCATTATCTTTATGCCTTTGGGCATCCTGAGATATGCAATTAGAACCCCTTTCCCCTCAATAATCTTTAGCTTGTCGCCCGCTTTATTCATGAGCATGACCAAATCGCCCTCTCTCAACCTTGCTAGATCTATGCCTTCACGCTTAAGCAAAGCCCGCAAGCCATCATGACCTAGACCCATATGGACACCTTGAACCAATTTACGAATAGTTATCATTTTAAATCCTTTATGAGCTTAGCTATCTCAGAGCTATCCCCAATGACAAGCATTAAGCCCGCCGAGTTAGACATAGGTTTAGGTATATCTGTTACAATCAACTTTTTACGCCTTTTACAGGGTCTTTTCGATGCTTTTTTATTCGCCCTAAGTCTAGCCAAATGCATTGCATTGACGGTAACCCCAACTTTTTCAGCAGCGTCTCTAGCTGACATTCCACTGTCTTGTAGATCAATAGCCTTCTTTACTAATGGGTTCATGCGCTCACCAACCTTAATGGAGGATATATAGGCTTAGGTGCCTCTCTAGCTATAGCCTCCGCCTTAGATACTCTTTTTTGTTTTTGAGAAGCTAATCTATTTTCCCTTTCAACTTTTGCCTCAAATCTAGCTATTTTTTGGGTATAGTTAGCTTTCACTCCCCAGCTCTTTAGCCACATAAGGCACCTATTATCGTAGTGCCCTATTTGATCATTTTTATTCCGCGCATATTCGTTAGCCAACTGCTTACGTGCTAAAGATTTCATGTGGTGATACATAGCCGACTCTAATTTTTGCAATCCGCCAGGAGATTCAATCTCAATATAGGGTAACTCCAACTCATTTAAGAGTGCCCTCAACTTGTAGACGTGCTTTCTAGTCGTGGGCGAGTAGTTGTAGGTATTTAGAACCAACTCACCTTTTATTCGCGCTGTTATTAGATACCACGCATAACTATATCCCTCAAATGTATTAGGATTAAAGGTTAGATTCGACGCTTTATATATACCAAGCCTCTGATAGTACTTCATGGCGACATTACCGTAGCTGTAATAAATAAAACAGTTAGCCCACCTATAAAGCATAGGAGTGCAGGAATTAGATTTTGCATATTTTGCCCTTTCTTTTAGTGCATTGTGAGTCAATGCGCTTTCGATATATTGAATAGATTACCTGAAGTCAACCACAATCTATCGGCTAAATACCCAAACTATATTTCGGTTCTTAAGCATTCCAGAAGTCATAGACTTAAACTCCTCATTCCATTTTAGTTGAGCAATTAGAAGCTGAGCCGCCCGTTTGTGATTTTCTTCTAATGTCAACGCGTAGTCGTAGCCAGTAGTCAAGTTGCCGCCATTGCATTCGGCATATATTCTTGAACCCAGGTTATTAGCTGGTCCTTTGTATTCTGTTTCAATTGCTTGAAGTACACTCATATGCTTGCCCTTTCATTATATAGATCTAGTTTGAGTAACTAGGTATATGCCTTAAACACCATCTATGTAGTAAATACAACAACTATTTTATAATCCTTATCGCGAACAATCCCCGCATCTCAGCACAGCATACCCAATGACCCGCCGAATCATTTATACTTGACTAAACCTACTAAATGACACACTGAACTTCATTCACATGACGCAACAATTGTCAAATGACTCTATGCTCCTAAGCCTCCGCTGCTATGCAGCGAACGGGCCATTGACTCTATGCCCCACTGCACAGACTGAGGCGACATAACTGTATGATATTATGGCTCATTGGTTGGCGATTCGCGATACCCGTTGGCGGTTTGATTCGGTGGGCCGGAGAAGCGATGATGCGGGGGGTAGGGTTTAAACCTGAGTGAATTGGTTGGAATAGTCCCCTGCACCTTTCCGCCCGCCGAAGGCATTTCCCCCGCCGCGAAGCCCCAAAAAATCCGTTGACTTACATCGATTCCCCAACCAAAATCCAATATAAGTGACAAGCCGCCCCAACAATCTCGTACACACTAGAGAGATAAGCCTAGAAACGCCTCTGGCAACGACAGAAGAGGCCCAAGGAATCACTCTCTGGGACATGTCCAACCCCCGCTCCATTGGTAATCTGCTACCGCCTTCAGTGGCTAAAAAGCTACAGGATGGGTATTTGCTTAGACCCGATTTGCATGGGTTAAATGACAGGGAAGTTTACAAAACACTTAAGACTGAAGGGCGTACCCCAACTCCCCACGACAACCGGACACGCCTAAAATTTTGGCTGGAGTACGACGAAGCGCAGTTTGATATGCGCAAGATGAGCGTGAATCGCATAATTGCGGGGATTATGACATATGAGCATTTTATGTCCTCGTATATGTCAAAGCCTGAGAAGGCGTCTTGGATACTTTGCATGCCCGCATCGTATAGCGCGGTTGCCACCGAAGCTCTGCATTTTGGGATGGATAAGCTTAGGGATATATTAGAGATGGATGACACTGATGCCAAAGGTAGGCCTAATGTCAAACTCTTGGAGTTAAAGACGAAGATTATTGCGATGCTTGATGTGCGTGTGAATGGGGCTATAACCCAAAAAATTGAGCAAAAGACGCTATCGGTGCATGTAAATTCGGATGAGCGTCAAGTAAAGAAAACCTTACAGAACCTATCGATGGATGAGCTTAAGGCTAGGCTTAAAGCCATTGAGGAGAAATCTAAGCCAACGCAGCTTGCGGTTAGATTTGCGAATTCAGGGCAAGGTGCGGAGAAGTTTTGACGGACTCTCCCCCACCAAAAAGAAAGCCCGGTAGGCCAAAGGGATTGAAGAATAAACCCACGAGGAGCGGGGGTATTCTTTGGACCAAGGGTAAGACGAAGGATGAGATTAGGGCAACATCGGCCCGCACCAAAGAGCAGCAGTACCTGTATGATCTGGAGAGAAAGCAGCGAGAGCAGATTAGATTTAGGGCTAGAAAACCTGGGGAGCCCCCGCTTCAGGTGAGCGATTTGCTGCATAAAGAACCACTAAAGCCCATTGAGCCGGTGGTTTGTGGCGAGGATGATGTTCCCCTACCAATAGCCCTTGAAGATAAGCAAACGGTTATTGAGTATATCCAGATCAAAGAGAGGGAGCTTGAACTTAAAGAGGGCTTGCCTCACCTCTATGGGTTTAAGTGGTACACCTGGGCCAGGGATTTTTTTGAGAGCAGGGAGAAGATTGTTCTTCTGTGTGCTGCCAATCAGATCTCAAAAAGCTCGACTCAGATTAGAAAATGCATTGAGTGGGCGACGAATGTAGATCTATGGCCGCATTTGTGGAGACATAAACCTAAGCAGTTTTGGTACCTATACCCTACCTCAAACCAAGCTACAATTGAGTACGAGACTAAGTGGCAGCAATTTTTGCCGCAGGGAAAGTATAAGGAAGATCCTAGGTATGGGTGGAAGGCTCAGTATAAGAACAAGGAGATATTCTCAATCTACTTCAACTCGGGCGTTACAATTTATTTCAAAACCTATGGACAAGATGCATCTTCCCTTCAAACAGGTACGGTTGATTACATAGCGCTAGATGAAGAAATCCCAGTAGAGCTTTATGAGGAGTTGATGTTTCGTATCTCATCCTCAGATGGTTATTTTTCCATGGTATTTACTGCGACTTTAGGTCAGGAGTTTTGGAGGGCTTGTTTAGAGCCAAACGGCAAGGAGCAAGAGCGTCTACCTAATGCTTTTAAGCAGATGGTAAGCATGTACGATTGCCTTTACTATGAGGATGGAACGCCATCGCACTGGTCTGAGGAGAAAATTCTTCAGGTGAAAAATCGGTGCTCCACAAATGCTGAGATCCAAAAGCGGGTATATGGCAGGTTCATAGTTGACTCAGATAAGAAATATGAGTCGTTTGATATGGCAAGGCACCTAAAGCCCGGGCACCCGGTGCCAAGTGGGTGGCACATATATGTGGGAGCAGATCCAGGCTCAGGGGGGAAAGACAACCACCCAGCAGCCCTATGCTACGTGGCAGTTCGTCCTGACTTTCAGCAGGGAAGGGTGATATTTTCTTGGCGCGGGGATAATATCGCAACAACGGCTTCTGATATTGTTGAGAAAAACTTAGAGATTAAAAAAGAGCGGAAGTATAAGCCCACGGCCCAATTCTACGATTGGGCGTCGAGAGATTTTTTTGAAATTGCAGCTAGGATGGGTGATCCGTTTCAGCCGGCTGAAAAATCCCATGATAAAGGAGAGCAGGTTCTAAATACTCTTTTTAAGAACGACATGCTCCTAATCTACGATGGCGAGGGGGACAATTACAAACTAGCCGGTGAAATCTCCTCACTTCAAAGAGCTACCCCAAAGAACAAAGCAAAAGATGACCTGTGCGATGCGTTACGCTATGCGGTTTCAAAAATACCATGGGATTGGGCTTCGATCAAAGGGGATAGGGACCGGGCAAAAAGAACTGAACAGTTAGAGGAATATTTAAGCCCAGCCCAGCTAGAGATCCGCGATAGGCGTAAGGCTTTTGAGCATAAAGAGGAAGAGCGCAGGATCACGTCAGAGTTTGAAGAATTCAATGAACTATACGGGAATTAAAAATTATATGGACCTAAAAGAAATTTCAGACATAATAGACCTATGCAAGCGAGCCGGAGTATCCAAGTTTAGTTTGGGAGATCTCTGCTTAGAATTTGGCAGGCCAACCAAATCCGAGCTAAGTGCCACCGCTGCATCTGAGCAGGCCCTCTCAGACGAAGTCCATTTGAGACAAACCAAGGAATCACTGGAACTAAGAGAACTTCGTTTGAGGGAAAATCAGCTCGAAGAGCTGCTCTTAACAGATCCCTTAAAATATGAAGAATTGATTCTAAACGGGGAACTGGTTGATGGAGATGAAGCCGGACAATCTGACGCAGGTTCATGACATTGAGGCTTTAAATGCCTTGCACCTAGAAGGTGAAACCTGCGACGTTGAGATTTTCTCAGAAATGCGCTCAAACCTTTTATTGGTTTCGGGCGAGCACTACAACCGCAAATACTCGAATTTTTTTAGACGGCTCAGGGAAACTAAAGAGCTTAATTCAGAGCAAAAGATCCGCCTCACCAAAAATCACGTTCAAAAAATCTGCAAAATCTACTCCAATAACATTATAGCCCTTGCTCCGGGGGTTGGGTTTGAACCAAAAAATTCCTCAGAGCTATCGGACCAAAAAGCAGCGGAGCTTCATGAGTCAGTTTGGCAGGATGCTTGCGAGAAGTATTCGATTGAGACAGACAGAATTGATGAGTGGGCTGATTGTTTTGTAAATATAGGGGAAGTGGCCACGAAGATATTCTATGATCCTCAAGGTGGTCCAGTCACTCACTTTGAGCAATTGGTGGATGAAGCTTCTGGTCAGCCAATGTTTGATCAGATGGGCCAGCCAATGCCAGATAAGACAAAGCCCGTGTTTGCTGGGGCTTTTGTTTTTGAGGACATATATGGCTTTAACCTAAGACGCGACCCGTCGTGCAAAACGATGGATGAATCAAGCTATCTTGAGATCCAAAAAATGGTTCCTCTTGAGAAGCTTAAGAAAATGTTTGAAGGTGATCCGGAGGTTCAGAAGTTCATAAAAGAATCTCAGGATGAAACATTCATTGTATTTGACAATGCTCGCGGCGGGTATCAAAGAGTAAAGAACCATGCAGCCGTTAGAGAATACTATTTCAGGCAAAGCGCCAGGTATCCAGAGGGGTACTTTTTCATTACAACCAAAGAGGGTATACTTGCTCAAGGGGTCTTGCCCGGATCAATATTTCCTATTGTCTACAAAGCGTACGAGACTATTCCCACAACTCCTCGTGGGCGCTCCCCAATCAAGCAAATGCGACCCTATCAGGTGGAGATTAATCGATCCGCCTCAAAGATTGCCGAACATCAAATTACTCTCGGCGACGATAAGCTACTCATACAAAATGGAACTAAAGTATCCCCTGGAATGGAATTACCCGGTGTTAGATCGATTAATTACACCGGACAAGAACCCGGAGTTCTTCCAGGACGAGACGGCTCCCAATACACCCAATATATGCTCTCTCAAATACAAGAGCTATATCAGGTCATGGGAGTTGAAGAAGACACTCTCAAAGATCAAAGCGGCCAAGAACCTTATACCCTTCTTTTCCAAGCTGCTTCAAAGAAAAGATATTTCCAAAGAAATGTAAGGCGTTTTGAGTCTTTTCTTGTAAACGTATGTAAAACTTATTTGAAGCTGGCCAAAGTCCATCTCCCCGATGATCAAACAATCTATGCAGTTGGTAGGAATGAGCAGATCAATATCCCTGAGTTTAAAAACGCAAAAGATATTTGCTATCAGATTAAAGTAGAACCTCAGAGCGATGACATAGAGACAAAGCTCGGTAAGCAGATGGTTCTAAACCACGCGCTCCAGTATGCGGGCGCTCAGCTTAAGCCCGAGGATATGGGCAAAATTTTACGTCAAATGCCTTACGCAAACTTTGACGAAAGCTTTGATGACCTGACAATTGACTATGATTCCGCAGTCAATGACATCTTGGCGCTTGATCGGGGCCAGATGCCACAAGTGAATCAATATGACAATCACGTCTATCTCATCAAACGGCTTTCTTCACGGATGAGGAAGGCCGATTTTCCATTTCTTCCACCTCAAGTGCAACAACTTTATGCACAAATAATTGATCAGCACCAGCAGATTGAGGCTCAGAACCAACTAGCAGTTCAAAGAGCTAAGTCTGGGTATATCCCAACGGATGGTTATATGGCTGTGTGCGATCTCTATGTACCAGATCCTAAAGATCCCACAACTTCTAAGCGTGCAAGAATTCCTTACTCGTCTTTGCAATGGCTAGTACAACAACTGGAGGCCCAAGGACAGGACCTTCAGCAGTTAGAGGACATGAATCAAGGAGCGCAGGCTCAGATAGCGAACAAAATGTCACCTACACAACCCGGCGGGCAGGCCAACCCACCGAACCAAGGCCATATGGCACCCCAAGGACCAGGGATGTCACCGTGGCAAATACCTCAAGCAGGGAATGGATTGACGTATGGTAGATGAAATTGAATCAGGGACATCAGTTGGTACAGAAATAGGAAATGGAGCATCAGAAGGTGCGGCGCAAACTCCAGATACACCTCAAACAGCCCCAGAAGCGGTGGGAGATCAGGCTCAACCCACCGGAGAGTCTCAGGCCCCAGCATATGCACCTAATTACAAGTTCAAATCCTTCGATTATGAAGGAGAAATCCCCGAAAAGTTTCGATCTCTTATCAAAGATGCTGAATCTGAGAAGGAAGTAAGGGATATTTTCACTCGGGCTTATGGTGTTGATACGATTAAGACCCGTCATCAGGAATTAAAGAAGAATTTTGAGTCAGTAAACTCCAATTTTACCTCATTAAACAGCCAAATTGAAGCGGCAAGATCAGATTACAAAAGAGGTGATTTAGATGCCTTTTTTGACAAATTAGCGATCCCCAAACAACAAATCTTGCAATATGCTTTAAAGACTCTACAATATAATGAATTACCGCCGGATCAAAAAGCAGCTTTGGATGCTCGAACGCAAGCCGAGCGCCAAGCATATAACCTGGAGAGGCAAAACCAGGCTTTAGCCGAGCAGTATCAGACACAGGCCGCACAGACCAAGCGCCTGGAGTTAGAATATACCGCGGGTAGACCTGATCTAGCCCCGGTAATCAGTCAATTTGATGCTCAGGTAGGAAAACCTGGGGCATTCTTGGAAGCTGTCATTAATCATGGCGAGCTTACATGGCATAGATCAGGTGGAAAAGTGGATCTTCCGGTCGCCCAAGCCGTGAAGGAAGTGATGCAGATTTATGGACTTGGTCAAGCTAAAGCACCCGCACCGCAAAATGCTGGAGCTTCCGCTGGACAAATCCCTGTAAAACCTGCTCCTAAAACGATTCCAAATATCGGTGGCCAGTCCAGCACTCCGGTAAAATCAAAAGGACCAAGATCAATCGACGATTTAAAAAAACTAGCTGCTCAAATGAATTGAGTAAGCAAAACTTAGGAGAATAAATGGGAACTTCGACGACTCGGTCATTTAGCCAAATGCTAAATGACTATCTCCCAAATGACTTGCTCAAAGAAGAGCTGATCAAGCGGGATTATATCATTTCTAATATCGAACGTGATGACGGCTGGCTAACTGGTAGCTCTACTACTGGTGAAGCTGCTTTGATCGTCCCTTTTAAAGCCGCAGGCGCAAGCTCTGTAGCTTTCGGATCACTCACTGGATCTACCGACGTAGCTGAAGACACCTACGTTAGAGGCCGTGTGACGACCGCCAAAGAAATTTGGGGATCGATGATCTTTAATCATCGCGATATCATGGAGCATGACAAGATTTCTGAAAAGAACTTCTTGAAATTGCTTCCTGACACCATCAGCGATTTCATGGACTACTTGAAAAACGTATTGTCCGTGAACTTAATGAATGGCGCTCACTTTGCTAAATTCGCTTCAGACAACGCTTCACTTGCATCGGGTCTTGCAACTGTGGATCGTCCTGACCGATTTGTAGTTAAGCAAAAAGTATTCGTAAAAGACGATGTAACTGCAACCTCTGCTGCTGGTTACATTCAGAACATCGATATGAATACCCAGGTTGTTACTGTAGCTACTACCCGCGCTGGTGGTACTCCACTCAATCTTTCTGCTTACACGACTGCTAACAATGCTAAGTTCTACAATGATGGCGCTGATCCTACCTCTGGTAATGCATTCAGTTCTATCCGTGGAGCTTTCCTCTCTGCTGCAAACGGCGGAGATGCTCAGCTATATGGGGTAACAAAAACTCTATATCCTTACCTCCAGGCGATCAACGTAAGTGGTACAACTATCACTGCGGTTAACATCATGGAAAAAATCTTTGATGCCCTAACCACAATTCGTCAGTTTGGTAAAGGCGCTCCAACCGATGTCGTCATGAGCTACAAGAACATTGGTTCTTGCATGAAGGTAATTGAAGCATCTAAAGGTGCTTTCAATGTGGTTCCAAACTCACAGAAGGCTTCTCAGTACGGCTGGATGGAAGTTCAAATTGGATCTGTAACCAAGGGATCGGTTAAGCTCGTCGGAGTTCAAGAAGCAGATGATGATGTCATTTACTTCATTGACTGGAGAGCATTGACCTTCTATTCGAACGGTTTCTTCAGAAAACGTAAGTCTCCTGATGGAATCGAATACTTTGAAGTCAGAAACACAACTGGCTTCCAATATATCGTAGATATCTGCCTATTCGGAGAGCTTGTAGTTAAGCGTCCTTCGTATTGCGGAGTTCTATTCGGCATCAGCTACTAATTTGTTTGGGGGAGGGCTCACTATGGGCTCCCCCCCAACCTTTTGGAGGAAAAAATGAAGAATATATTAGCATTTTGTCTTGCCTTAGTAGCTACCACCTCTTTTGCAGCCACATATTCTGAAGTTAATGAAAACGAATTTTTACTTAACCGATTTTCCCCCCAAAATGCAGCGAAAGCTCAGCTTGGGACTGCGGTTGAAAAAATGCGTCTTCGGTCTCAGAAATGTATTTGGGACTATACTTTAAGCGGTGCAACTACAGCGGGTGCAACAACTGGCTCCTTAAAAAACGACCTAAAACAGCCCTGTACTGTGCCAAAAAATGGCATTATTCGGGATATTTTAGTAGATTTAATAACCCCTGTGACTGGTGGAACTTCCCCTCAAGCTCCGCTTATCTCAATTGGTTATACGGGCGCTACGACTGCATTCTTAGCTGCAACGGGTCTTAATGTCATGGGGGTTGTAACCCCCCATGCATTTTTGCCCGGTGCAATTGTTAGTGGTGGAGCAACTACGACTGCCCTTAAATTAACAGCGGATCAAACGGTTCTAATGACCGTTGTTGGATCTACTTTATTTAGTGGTAAGTTCAATGTTCTCATCATGTCGCAAATGAGTGATTGATTTTAGTGAATCGCGGGCGGTGGGAATGGTCCCACCGCCTAAAGTTTAAGGGGATGAGATGGATAGATTTCCTGCGATAGTAGTGACAGTTACCCCCAATATGGCTTCTTTTGCCACTCCCTACTCCTCTGGGGATGTGATTGGGTCGGTTACAAAAATTCCCAATGCCCTTTTAGATATGGGCTATTGCGCGAAGCTACTAAGTGTAGTTGTTTTAGACGCTGCAAACCAAAAATCAGCCTTAGATTTTGTGTTTTTTACCCAAACACCTGCAAACTCAATTGGTGCAGATAACTCTCCATATGCACTCAATGATGCCGATCTTTTAAAGGTTTGTGGGCGCTTTTCAGTGCTTACAGCCGACTATGTAAGCTCCGGCACCAATAATGCCGAGGCTACAAAGACAAATATCAAACTTCTCTTAGAGGGCGTACCAGGATCTAGGGACCTCTACATGGCAGTAATTTCAAGAGGCACTCCTACTTATGGATCTGCCTCCGATTTGAGTATCAAACTCGGACTGGAGCAAGAATGAGGATTTTATCTAGGGTATCCGCAGGTAAGGTTATCAATAACTACGCTACAACCCCCGTGACAACCGGAGCATGGGTGCAGATTACAGCAAGTGTCCCATCCTCTTGCTCGGCGGTTGGTATCTTCGATAGTTCTGGGAGAATTTTAAAACTTTCAACAGGTGCTCCGGGATTTGAGGATGCAAATGAGCTTCCTTTCTATATTCCTCCGGGTGGTTTGGATGGCACAATTTCTATTGAAATGGCGAAGGGTAAACCCCTAAGTGCAAAAGCAATAGATGCCAATGCAACAATTGGGTATATGCTTTTAAACTTTTTCGGGTGATAAACGATGCAATCTCCACTTATATGGCAAGGAATTAATGCTCGGTTACTCTGCACAGGGCAGCTACTCGACTACAATGGTAACCCAATAAGTGGGGGATCAACTGGGAATATAGTTGAGACTGGATCATGGGGTGCACCCTCAGTAATCTCAGGTGCAATTACGGTGCCTGCTGCATTGAGAGCTAAACTCTACATGACCAGTAATGGTGGAGCATTAGTAGTTTCAAGCATAGGTAATGGTGCAGCGACTCAGGAGTTATACCTAGTATGCACGAGTAACGTAAATACATTGGAGTTAGACAACATGGCCAATGTGCAGTTGTCTGGATCTTGGGTTGGAAAGCTTGGAAGCCTTCTGTGTCTTCATTGGACACCGGGTTTAAATAAATGGCTAGAGGATCATAGAAATGAAATCTAAACTTGGTAGGCTTTTATCCTTGTTAGGGCTTTTACCGCAGATAGCTTTAGCAGCCCACGTAAATGATAGGCCAATTTACTCCACGGATATAGTAACTAAATCGGGAAGCTCAATTTTTAGATTTCCAACTGCACTGCCAGGGGCCTCCACGGCCTGCATGATCAATGCAGACTCTGAGATGACCTCAAGCGCAGTAACGGCTACTGAGCTATCTTATCTGTCAGGTGTTACTGGGCTAGTTCAGGCCCAGCTAAATGGAAAGCAATCAACTCTCACACTAGGGAATTTAACCGATGTTGGAACTGATGGAATCAGTATTGGTAATAGTACAAACGCTGTTATTGGTACTGGGACTACTATATCTCAGCAAGTAGCAACGGATGTCCAGAACGGATATACTAGCGCCGCAGATCACGCGAGTACTGTTAGAAAAGCAAACAATCTAACTGATTTGGCCTCTACAACTACAGCTTTTAACAATATCTCTCCGATGATTCAGGGCGGAGATATGATTTACGGGGGCCTATCTGGAGCAGGGACTAGACTTCCAAATGGGGCAAATTCTCAGGTTTTGAAATCTAACGGTGGTTTTAATGCTCCTAGTTGGCTTACTTTTACTCCCTCAAACACAGTTTCTACGCTCGTTCAAAGAGATGGTTCTGGTAATTTCTTAGCTGGAACAATTACAGCTAGTTTAACAGGGCACGCATCACTTGATGCCGCCACAGCCAATAATTTAACTGATTTGGCCTCTACAACTACAGCTTTTAACAACATATCCCCAATGTCTTTTGCAGGCGACATTATATATGGTGGAGCTTCTGGAGCGGGTACTGCTCTTCACAATGGGGTAAGTGGACAGGTTCTAACCTCTGGTGGTGGAGCGGCTGCTCCTTCTTGGTCAACTCCAGTAGCTGGTTTGACTCAAGTCACTCTTACCCCCGCCAACGGTTTTACAAGCACAGGCCTTGGAAGCACAGTCTCTCCGCTCGTTTTAGGCACAACCCTAGGTGGAATGATCAAGGGTAATTCAACCTCACTTTTAACCGCTATTGCTGGTGTTGACTATGTACTACCTACGGGGAACATTAGCGGTACCGCTGCGAATATTTCCGCAATTTCTAACTCAACTCTTGCGGTTCTAAGCGGACTTACTTCTGCCCCACTTTTAGGGCAGGTTGGTACGATTACAAGCGGTATTTGGAATGCGGGCATCATCCCAACACAATATGGGGGCACGAGTGTGGGTTCCGTTACAACCACACCTACGGCTAATGTTTGGGCAGGTTGGGATGCTAATAAAGGTTTTTCTGCAAACTATTTGGTTCCTGGTTTTACTAGCATAGTAAGTTCAGGTGCGACTACAACTCTCTTAGCTTCTTCTACCCAGATTCAGAATTTTACAGGCTCATCGGCTCAGACAGTGACTATGCCAGTTGTGACCACACTCTTTAATGGTCAGACATATGCCGTAATAAATAATACCAGTAACACCATCACAGTTCAATCATCAGGCGGAAATCTGATCCAATCAATCGCACCCGGTACAAGTATTACTCTAGAGGTGGTGAATACTCTAGGAGGCACTGGAACAGCTTCTTGGTTCTGGCTATATGATCCTCTAACGGCTTCAGCAATTATCCCCGTAGTCAATGGTGGGACTGGATTTAGTACAGTAAGTATTGTGCCTGCCGCATCCGCATGGGCTGGATGGGATGCTAATAAGAATTTCTCAACCAACAGCTTGATTGAGGGGTTCCTAAACGTAGTTAACTCTGGAGCCACTACAACTCTACTCGTAAATTCTCCAGAGCTTATTAACTTCACGGGGGCTACAACTCAGAATGTATCTCTTCCAGTAGTCAGCGGTTTATCGAACGGTCAACGCTACACTATGGTTAATAATTCAAACTCTAACGTCACAGTTATGAGTTCTGGGGGGAGTACTGTTCAAGTTGTTTTACCGGGGACTAGCGTTAATCTATACCTAGTAAATAACTTAGGTGGTACGGGTGTATCTCCTTGGTTTGTTCTTTACGACCCACTCTCTGCAGGGGGTATTGCTCCTGTTTCAAGCGGTGGTACTGGTTTTAGTACGGTTAGTATTTTACCTATAGCAAACGGTTGGGCAGGTTGGGATTCCAATAAAAATCTATCCACCAATAGCTTGATTGATGGGTATACCTCTTGGGTAACTGCAGCACTTACTTCTAATATTACTGCGGCGTCTACAAAAGAGTTGCAGCTAACTGGGGCTACAACACAGACTGTAGTTCTACCTGTAGTCACTACACTGACTCAAGGTCAGCAGTTCTATATCGTCAATAACTCTACTGGGGTTGTTACAGTTCAGACCTCTGGTCTAAACACCATTCAAGCAATGGCTACTAATACCTACCTATTGGTAACCGTCGCCAATACTTTAGGTGGTACGGGTACAGCTTCTTGGGGTTGGCAATATGGGCCGGTTCAGTCAGTAGTGACTACTGCACCCACAGCAACTACCTATGCTGGTTGGGATGCCAATAAGAACTTAAGTGGAAGCAATTTACTTCCGGGATATACGACCACAGCCACAACAGGTGGTACGCTAACATTGACTGTAGGATCTACGAATCAACAGTACTTCACCGGAGCTTTGGGTCACAATGTAACTCTACCCGTAGCTACAACCTTAGTTAATGGATATCAGTTTAAGATCGCAAATGATTCCACAGGTCAAGTTAAAGTTCAGACCTCTGGTCTAAATCAGATAGAGATGATGGCTTCAAACTCTGTTCTGGTTGTAACTTGTATAAACACTGCTGGTGGTACGGGTACTGCGTCTTGGAGCTGGGAATACTATCCTAACCAAAACTCAGCTCTTGCACTTCTAAACCCAATGACAACCGCAGGCGATTTGATCTACGGAGGAGCTGCGGGCTCTCCGACAAGGCTTGGTACTGGTATTTTTGGGCAGTTCTTAATGGCTCAAGGCGGATCTTCAGCTCCAATTTGGATCACGGGGACTAACCAAAATACTGCATCAACTTTGGTTCAGAGAGATGCTTCTGGAAACTTTGTAGCAGGCACAATCACTGCCAGCTTAACGGGTCACGCATCGCTTGATGCTCAGACCACTAACAACCTGACCGATCTTGGGAACACAACAACCGCGTTCAAAAATATATCTCCAATGATCCAAGGTGGAGATTTGATCTACGGCGGGGCTACGGGTACTCCAACAAGGCTGCCTAATGGAAATAACACGCAAGTCCTCCAATCGGGTGGTGGTTTTAACGCTCCAACTTGGTTGACTGCTACTAGCTCAAATACAACTTCGACCCTTGTACAAAGGGACGGTTCAGGTAACTTCTCAGCAGGCACGATTACAGCTAGCTTGACGGGTGCGGCTTCTTTGAATCCGCTCAAGTCAAACAATCTAAGCGACATGGGTAGTACCACCACGGCGTTTAACAATATCGCACCTTTTGCAGTGGGTGGAGATCTGATCTATGGGATCTCTGCTGGATCAGTTGGGGTTTTAAGAAACGGGACATCAGGGCAGTTTCTAAAATCCAATGGTGGTACGGCTGCACCTAGCTGGACATCTTCTTCGATTACTACGGTAAATCCAACTGTTCAGAAATTTACCCCTGGCTCAGGCACATATACAACGCCAACATCCCCTTCACCGATCTATATTGAGTTCATCGCAGTTGGTGGTGGTGGTAAGGGCGGCGGTGCTGGTGCTGGATCTACAAATGGTGCTGCGGGTGGAGATACAACCTT